GGTCGAGCGTTACAAGGCGATGCAGCCAGCCAAGATGCAACCCTGCGCCGGACGCAATTGCGGCAGCACCGACCCTAGCCTGCACTCTGCTGAATGCTTCGAGGACTACGAGAAAGCGACTGGGATGAATCAGCAAGAGCCCTATGGACAAGTGACTGTGGTTAAGCGTCCGGGCTGCGTAGATCAGCATTGGTTCTACCGCTGGCCTGAACCGCCGTACTTGGACAACGCTGCTGAGTGCCATGTTGTTTACACCACCCCACCCGTAGCACAGCGGCAACGAATAGTGTTCCCAACAATGCTACGCAAGATGTGGTCAGGCGGCGAAGTGCAAGCATGGCTTGACGAAAACGTCAACAAGGAGAAGAACACATGAGAGTCAAGATCAAGTTCACAAACTGGCTGCACCCGCAGCTTGGTGTGATGCCTGTCAATGAAGTTACCCCACTGTTGCTTGAGGCAGACATTGAACCATTCAACAAGCCAAAACCTGTGGCATGGTTCTTCCCCGGCAGCGCAGACGAGTCGATGAGCGTGGCGCTGGACAAGGACTTGGACGATGCGCAGAAGGCCAACTGCATCCCCTTGTATTTTGGGAATCCTGTATGACCACGTGGCCCTTCCCTCCCCCGGGTGGCCCTGTGCCGTGGACCGCACAGCAGGAACGCGAGTACCAGCGCCAGCAGCGTGAGCAGATACCGGAGGCACCATTTTGATCGACCCGAAGACCAAACGAATCACGGTGCCTGTGACCAAGGACATCGACTTGATCAGGGAGCGCATCAAGCGCGACACCGGCATCGAGATGACATACGTGCAGATTTTCAACTTCCTGATCCACTTCTACGTGGAGCGGGCCAACGAACCCAAGAGCAAGTGGAAGTCGCTGTCATGAGAAAACGCAGCAAGTACCGACCCAAGGGAATCCGGGTTGACACCATCGGGTATGTCATGGAGTCGATCAAGCCGGTGACCCATCACGAGAGTTATCTGCTGGACCTGAAGATCAAGAACAGCGAAGCGATGGTGTCGTTGATGCAGGGCACCGCGACCAAGAAAGACATGGACGTGTTGATCGCCATGTCCAACATCGTCGAGTCACTGTGGCACCTTGGGTTCGGAGCCGAGTACAAAGAGGTGGCGGTTGAAGGGCGAATTGCGATTCTCAACATCGTCAATCGTGCCGTGTTCACCAAGCGGTTTGTGCCAACGGGCGAACAGATCAAGGCGCTTCAGATGCTCATGGAGTTACATGACGCCCAGATGGACGTGATCACGATCAAAGACATGGAGCGGGCACTGGCGTATGCGAATGAACAGTTTCGCCAGAAACGCGCAACACTGCTGCCAGCAGTACCCGAGGAGACACCCACATGAACTGCTGCGATTACGACTGCAACCAAGGCCCAAATTGCCCAGCAAGAGTCGCCAAGGTGGGTCAGCGCATGAAATCCGCTGATCCGCTACCACCCAACATCTGGCGCAGACACCTCAGAGCACTGGCAAGGTTTTTCCTGCTGGCGCTGCTGGGGTGGCTGGTCTGGGTACCGCTGATTTATTTGGCTTTGCGAGCGTAGAACAGGGTGCGGTCGCCGAACAGATAGAACCCGACAGCAGCGGCGAAGTTGTCCACTGACGCACTGTCCATGTTGTTCAGCTTCAGGGTTGCCCATGTGCCCAGCACGATCACTGCAACAGCAGGGCGCATGAGGCGCACAGCAGCCTCAACCCACGGGTACGAGGGGTTGGTACCCCCGGCATCGTTCATCGCCTTGAACATGTCCAGATCAAGCTGGCGCATCTTGACGTACTCGTCCACGTTCACCGGCTTGTAAGTGTCGGTCTGGATGAATCGACCGATCAGGGATTTCCCTAAGTCAACCGCCAGTGGGCCGAGGGCTGCGAGTATGGTCAACGGGTCCATCATGGGTACTCCTTACGAGGTAGCTCGAAATGTGGGCCATCGGGGAATTTTTTCCAATCAGCGCCGCAAATAATCGGTACACCTACCTGCGTGGCTGCTTCCTTCATCGCTGCTGCAATCTGGCGGTACAGAGGCCACGACCAGTCCACTTGATCATCGACCCAAGCACCCAGATCGACAGCGTGACCGGTGATGTGCCGACTGTTCAAGGTTTGGCTGGCACCCGACTCCACCAGCTTCTTTTGGCGCTGTGGATCACGCAGCCCTTCGAGCACGGTGAAGTCTACCGTGGTGATCTGGATGGCGCGTTCCACCACCTTCACCAGATCAGGATGGACACCCTTGAGTCGTGCTTTGGACCGAGCGCCGAGGGTGTACATGTCAAGCCTTCCAGTGGCTCGTGATCCATCCGATAACGCCGCCTACACCGGATGCGATGGTCATGCCCATCCAGAACCCACCTTTGGACTTGTTGGCGAGTTCAAGAAGCTGGTCAATCTGGGTTTCCATCTTGTCCATCTTCTTGTCCATCGCCTGAACACGTTCCCAAAGAACGCCGTACTTTACGGGGTCGATCTCTGGAGTATTCATGTCACACCAACGAGTCAGCGATCAGTTTGAGTTCAGGCACACCGGGAGCAGCGTCGATGTCCGACTGGATTGCGGCGTACTTGTCGCGGATAGCCTGACGCGCAGCTTCAGCGGCAGCGGCTTCGCTGGGGATGGTGGCCTTGATGTCCAGTGGTGCGAACTCGGCAGCGCGGACAGCGCGGCGCTTGTCATGCACGATGGCTTTGGCTTTGTCGATGTTGATGGTAATCATGCTGCGAACTCCCATGCGGCGCGGAATGTACGGTCTTCGGGGATGTCAGACACATCCACGATCTTGAAGGGCTTGCCCTCTGGCACATCTTTGGCCGCAATGGCCTCGATGGTCAGGCCGCACTCGGCTGCGGGCACGATGACAGCCACGCCGCCTTCGTCTGTTGGGTAAATGATTCGTTGAGTCATGGTTGCTCCTTGAATGGGTTAACGGAAGACGGCGACATTAGCGTAAGTTGAATCAACCAATCCAACGCTAACTCTAAATGTCACTAAACGAACTGCTGCTGCTGTTGGCGCTGTAGATGAATCGACATTTATGGTTGTTCCGTTTTCAGTGGATCTATTTCTATCCACCATCCCAACCACAGAATAATTCGCATCCGCCAACGCCGTGGTGAAGTTCACCGTGTAATCGCCAGTGCCATTGTCAGTAATGCTGGACACGTTACCCGAGGCGCGAATAGCCACAGTGCCAGTGCCGTTGAAGTTCACCCATGCTCGGCAGGGGTAGATGGGGGCTGTACCCGACACCGTGGCGAACTGCGCCGAGTTGATGTTGGGCGTTGTGAGTGTGGGGCTGGCAACAGTTGTCGCCAGAGTCGATGCACCTGTGATGGTGCCGCTTCCGTCTATGGTAATTGTCATGACTTATGGCTCCTGATTAGCGAAAAACTGCAACACAACTAAAAGTAAAGTCGGTAGACGCGGTTGCGCCAGTGTGTGTGACCGTTTCTATTCTTGCGCTTGATGTGGTTAAATATGACGCATTGTTGTTTGTGAAGAATCCGAATGACCCGGATGGTAAATATCCGGTCGCAACAATTGAATAATTCGCATCAATCATGGCCGTGGTGAAGTTCACCGTGTAGTCGCCTGTACCGTTATCCGTGATACTCGACACGTTACCACTGGCACGGATGGCCACAGTACCTGTACCGTTGAAATTCACCCATGCGCGAGCAGCGTACACGGGCGCAGTGCCCACGTTACCCAAAGCCGGAGCGCTGTTGCGATACCAAGTCAATGTGGACTGACGGTACACGAAACTCATGGAGCTATTAGCCGCCATCAATGACACCTGAGTGCCACCGATGCTCTGACCCGCGCCACCGGCAATCGTGAGCGCCGTGATTTCTTGAGTCGTGGTGATGGTCACCACCATGCCATCAGCCGGTGATCCCGGCATCGTGATCGTGCCCGTAGCCAGCGTACCAGCAGGAGCGGCAATCAGGGTCGTGATGCCCGAGGCGAAGGTGTACGAGAAGCCCGTGGTCAGGACTTGGAAGTCATACGACTGTAAGACGCCGTTGTTTCCGTCAATTTTTGTTGTCATGGCTTACTCGTACAAAATGTTGATGGAACCAGCGTCGAAGGTGTCTGTGCCGTTGACTGTGGTGATGCGAACGCGGTCAAGAGTGGCAGACAATGGTTTTTTGCCAGAAGTGAACCAGTTTGCGGTAACGGTAGAACTTCCAAAAAACCCGTTGGCAACCCATGTGTTAGAAGTGGCATCCTGCAAACAGATAGACAGACTGCCGCTGTAGTCATAAGTGGCATTAGCACCAGTTAAGCCGAACCCCGCAGTAAAATTGGCGGAAGATGCACTAGATGCGCCGATTACGCTGCCAGAACCTAAATATCCCGTATTTTCAATGCCGCCAGAATCCCCAAGCTGAAACAAAATATTACTTGTTCCGTTTGTACTCACTCCGTTAAACATCACCGTGATCCGCTTCACCCAAGACGGGATACCGGTAAAGTCAATCGAAGTGCCCGAGGTAGCCGCCACAGCAGTGCCCGAGACAAGAGCGCCGTTGATGCCGTTGACCACCACGTTGCCAGTACCGGCAGGCATGGTGGCCGTGAAGTTGCTTGCAGTAGCTGGCGGGTTGATCTCAACCGACCCACCGCTTACTGATACTAATTTAACGCCCATGACGGCTCCTTAAACGATAGACCAGACGCTGGTGGACGGCACGGTCACAGTGATGCTGTTGTTGATCGTGATCGGACCAAACGTGCCAGCATTCTTGTCAGAAGGGATCGTGTAGTCAGTCATCACAATCAGGCTGTTTTCAAAGAACACCGTGTCTGAGCCGCCACCGGTAGCACCGCCACCCAAGGCACCCCAAGCGCCGTTGTAACCCTCGAACTTGGTCGTGGTGCTATTGTAGCGAACCATGCCGTCTTCGGGAGATGCTGGACGCTCACTCGTGGTACCCACGTTCAGAATCGCCGCACCCGTGCCCTCAAGGGTCATCAGGTCCACGACGTTCAAGTTGGTAAAGGTGCCTTCATTGGGCACACCACTGCCGATGGGTGGGGGCGATGCAAACGAGTTGGTGGTGACGGGCACCGACACATAATCGACCGTAAACAGCAGCACGTCGTTGGCATCGGTCAGAACGTACTTGTACGTAGTCGTGTCAGTCAACCACACGCTGGCTTGACCATTGGAGTCCAGAATCACTGGGTTGGTGTTCTGGTTGGTGCCGGTGTTGTCGGTGTACGTGGCGATCGGTGTGGTGGTACCGGCTGCGTAGGTGTACAGTTTTCCACCGACAAGAGGCAACCCATCGGTCCCGAAGAACTGGAGTTTTGGGGGTGGAGATAGAGATGCCATGTCTTGGTCCTTGAAGGATTTTAACTAATTGCTGTCAACGCGCAAACTCGTTTTCGACGTTGCGCTCTGGTGCCAACATGTTAACCCCAGCCGCTGTACCACCGGTTACCGTGGCGCGGGCTGGCGCAGTCCATTTTGCTGGGTCGCCGATCAGTTGCAGCACCCGATTACGCTCGGCAGCAGGCAGCGACTCCAACAGGTTTGCAGCACCCTCGGGCGTCTTGAGCGATTCAGTCAGGGTCGCCATCGTCTTGGCACCGATCTTGTTCTCCAAGATGTTCAGCGCCTTGTTGGTCGTTGCAGCCACGGCACTCAGGTACGACGGCAGACGGAACTTGCTCATGTTCTGGATCAGCAGTTCCTTCAGAGCCGTCTGACCACCCTCGACTTGGGACTTGATGTTGGCGTTGCGCAGTACCTTGGTCGCCTCAGACTGAAGGGTGCCCAGTGTGTCCTCGGCCAACTCGACAGCGATGTTGTATTTGCCCGGGCCGAGAATCTTCTCCACGGCTTCCGGCGACTCGTTCTGCACAAGGCGCACAAAGGCGTTCTTGTCGGTTTTCCACAGCTTCAAGGCTTCGCCGGTCAACTGCTTCTCGGCAATCTGCTGAGACAGCTTGGCATGTTCCTTGAGGTAAGCACGGTAGCCTGAACCACCTGCGGCCTCGATGGCGTCGTCGATCACCGGCTTGACCCGGCTCAGAACCCCGGCTGCGAGGTTGCGCTGGCTGGTGGCGTCCATGCCCGGGCGAAGCTGCTGGATCGCAGCATTGACCGAGTTCTTGCGAATGGCATCAAGGGCGCGGGCGTCGATCACCCCGCCGCTGCTGGTCCACTTGGCGATGTCGTCACTGACGTTACGCAGGGCGCCAAGGAGCACGTCGTTACCAGCAAACTCAGGGTTGTTTGCCACAGCCTTAAGGCTGCGCACCAGCGGTTCACCTTCCAGTGGCTTGATGCCTTGCGACCGTAGCGTATTGGCGGCATCCTGTGCGAACCGGGCACCTTCGCCCAGATCGAGGGAGGCGCTGGCGGCTTTGTTAGACCAGTCGTTAAATGCCCGTTCAGCCAGTTCGCCCGAATAGGTGTACTTGGACAAGCCAACCGGTAGACCTTTTTTGATCAGGCTGAGTCGGGCGTTGGCAGCAGCAATGTCGCCCAGTTCCATGAGGCGGCGAACCTCTTGCACCTTGGCAGCAGCTTGCTCACCTAGTTCGGCAGACAGACCTTCCAGACGGGCGACTTCTTTGCCGAGGTTGGCTCGGTCAAGCGCAGCCTCGCGCATCGGTGTAGTGACGGTGCGGGCTGCTTCTTTTGCAGTTTCTGTGGTGCCGCGCACCTCTGCTGCCGTGGTGCCACCGGCCAAGCGCGATAGGGCGTTGAGAGACACATCGCCTTGGGACTTCTCCAGCGCCGCCAAGAAGCGCGGATCGCGCTTGGTGGCCCGGTCGATCAAAGCCTGCCAAGTCGGGCTGTTGATGTCTGCGGTAGCTTGCGCTGCGCTGACACCTTGACCTTGTGATGCCTTGAGTGCGTTGAGCACTTCGGGCAGGTCAGGGCCGAGGGCGTTGCGGGCAATATCAGCAGCCTTGTTCTTGGGCATCTGACGCAAGTCGGCCAGCTTACCCAGACCCTTTTGGATGATTGGGCCAGCCACGCGACCTGCTGTTTCAAAGGTTGCACCTTCGACCACGTTGCGCACCGGCTCGACCACCTGTGCAGCACCTTGGCGCGGAGCCTTGCCGCCAAGATACACGTCGGCCAGTTCAAGGGCTTCCTTGGCGATGCCATAGCCCAAACCAGCGCCACCGACCATGCCCATAGGACCAAGTGGGGTGCCGATCAGTGCACCACCGGCAGCGCCCAGTGCCTCAACCGTCGGGGCCACGAACTCGCGCACCCGGGGATACAGACCCGACTCTTGCCGAACACCGGGAATACCCTCGGGTGCGGCAGTGCGCGGGCGCAAAGACTCTGGCAGTTGAGGTGCTGCGACTGCGGGGACGCCGAACTTCAGACGAATGGCATCCTGCGTGGCAGGGTTTGCATTAGCGAAGTTGGGGTCTTGTGCGGAGAACTTGTCAAAGATGGCCCGCTTGGTTGCCTCATTGGCATTGACATAGTTCGGGTCGGTAAGGATCGAGGCCAGATTTGCCATGTGTTTTCCTTACTTCAGCAGCGGATTGTTTGTGTCCACGCCGCCAGCGGGAGCAGCACCCGGAGCACCACCGGGACGGGCAGCGCGTTTCTGAGCGTTCTCGACACCCTTGCGAATCACGTCTTGCAGGTCCATCGCGGCGCGGATGAACTCTTTCTCGTCGGTCGAGATAGACATCCGGTTGATGGCGTCGGTACCCTTTTGACCTTCTTTTTCCGTGATGGCACCGCCACCCTTGAGCGACTCGAAGGCTTCGAGGAACGAGGCACCCTTAATCTGGTCGAAACGAGACATGAAGCCCGCTGCGTCCGTGCCCGGGACAAACCGAGCACCCGGGAGCCAAGTGGCACCCACGGCACCTTGGAAGCCGGGGTGAGGTTTCTCGCCCTTGAGCAGTTGGCCGGTTTTGGAGTCACGCTTGCCAATCAACTCGTCGATCAGGCGCACACCTTCTTCGGCGCGGCTGATGACTTTGGGCAACGCTTGCTGTGCCGTGACATCACCTTTGGCGATTGCTTCACCCACAGCCTTTGCGCCAGCCATGCGCTGCTGGAACGCAGGGTCAGCATCCCGACGTGCGTTTTCTTCAAGCACGGCAACACGGCGACCTTCCAAACCGATGCGCTGGCCTTCTTGCTTGATTCGCTTGGCGTCGTTTTCCAGACGTTCAGCCTCACCCGGAGCCATTGTTTTCTTCTCGGTGCCGACAGTCTTGAGTTCACCGGTGATCGGTTGGAACGTGCGCGATACGACCTGACCACCAAGGTCTGTGGTGCTCAGTTGCGGCTTGTTCAGTTCCATGAAGCGATCAGTACCCAACTTCGACTCGTTGATCAGTCGGGCAAGGCCACCGGGAGTCTGGATCAGTTGTGCGATGCGACCACGGGATTGATCAGCAGTCACACCACGCGCAGCCAGCGCAGGTCCGATGATCGGGTCTTTGTGGTTGGCTTCGTGCCATGCGATGTACGCCTCGGCAGCACCGGGAGCATTGGGGTCCAGCGTTTCAAGGAAACCACGGGAACGTTTGAGCGCGGCGTCCAGCACCTCACCCTCGGTTTTGGCTTGATTCAGTCGTTGCGTCTTAACTTCACCGAGTTGCTTCTCGATCGCGGGCAGCTTGGAGCCATAGCCTCCGGTCGCCAGCGATTGACGCAGACGGTTGATGTCCACTTCGCCAGTCTGCGGACTGTACGCTTCAGCGTAGGCGCGGTTGAGGGCGTTGGTGGCTTCTTGCTCACGCTGGGCCTGCTGCATCTGCAACTGAGCCAGCGCATTTTGTTGCTGGGCACCTTGGATTGCGGCAACTTTACCGTACTGTGCCAGTGGGTCGGCGAGTTCGATCCCTCGAACTCCCATTGCGATTGCGGGATTGACAGCCATGTGGACTCCTTACCCGATGTTGGCCGTGTACGGCACTTGGTACGACGGGTATGTGGTGGCGGGAACAGCAGCAGGCGCACGTAGCGCGTTGAGCATGTTCTGACCCTGCGAGTAATTCAGGTAGGTGCCCAGACCCTGAGTGAGCGCGTTAGCACCACCCACGTAGCCCGAAGCACGAGCCGCAGCACCACTGGTAAGGGTTTCCCCTATGTTCTGGGCAGTCTGCATACCGGCTTGGCCCATCTGCTGTGCAGTCGTCTGCCCAACACCAGCAAGAGATTGCAGCGGTTGCAGTCGCGCTGCCCGTTCAGTCTGGTACCGGTTGAATGCGTTGGTATACTCCTGCGAACCGAGTTCCTGCCCGAATCGCTGGATGCCTTTGAGCATACCGCCCGACAGTAGGCCACCACGAGCAGCAGCAGACCGCTCCAGCGCCTTCATACCCTCGGACATGCGGAACCCGTAGCCCGGATCGGCTTGGAACTGAGCCATGCCAAACGGGGTGTACTCTGTCGCCAGAGGTACCAGTTTGTTGAGCGCAGTTTCACCGGCTTGACGCCACGGCTCCGATAGCTGCACTTGGCGCTCAAACATGCGCTCCTGTGCTTCGGCAGAGCGATCAGCAGCAGCAGCCTGCGTATTGGCTGCACTTCTGGACGAACTTGCCCCAATTACCGCACTGCCGACTACGGCACCAGCAACCCAGAAAGTCATGGCTGCACCTCGATTTCTTTGTGTTTGACCTGATTACCGAGACTGTACATCGAATCAGGCTCTACCTCAACCAGTTCGGCTTCAGCTTCTTCAACGGTTTTTGACTCGGTGGCGTGGAATGTCATGCAAAGCGTGTCAGTGACCGCATACACGGCCCGCTTTGTCCCGGGTTTACTTTGAAACAAGTGAGGCCCGGTGACCTCTTGCGCATTTCCCTCACCGTCCGTGATCTGGACAGTCCCCGACACGATGAGGTAGAAGTGTTCTTTCTTGTGGACTGCCCCGACTACGAGCACCCCTGCGTGACGAAACACCTCACGACAGTACATCCCGCCGTGGAAGTAATGCTTTGTCTCAGGCTGGTATTGTGGCAGCTTGGACAACTCTTGCTGCAAGGTTTCCACTTTTTGCCGCATCATCTGCTGCGGCGCAACATCGAACCCCTGACCATAAGTTATTCGCATCAAGTGATCTCCCGTCCGCTGACGCGCATGTTGATTGCGTTTGATGCACTTGCGATTGTGGAAATATACGAGGAAGTGGGCATGATCTGACCGACTAACTCGGGGAACGTGTAGACCTCGGACACCGCAAGACTTTTGGTCTTGGTGATCAGGTTGTTGTTGCCCGGTGTGTCAGACCCCGTGACCAGATTCACGCTGATCGTGGCAGGACTGCCGCTGATATTGGTTGCGGTGAACTTGTCGATGATGGTCGCCGAGGCATTCGTCGGGACAATGTACTGCGTGGTCTGAGTGTTCTCGACCAGTTTGGCAGGTACCAGATTTCGTGCTGTGACGGTCATGTCAGTTCCTTAAACGATAGCCCACGACGAGCCGGACGGTACAGTGACCGTAACGCCAGAGGCCACCGTGATGCGACCTGCCGACATGGCGTTGTTGCCCGAAGTGATCGAATAGTTGGCCGAGATGGTGGCACTATTCTCCCACAACCCTTGGGATGTGATGTTGCTGCCGCCACCCGCAGCCGCTGCCCACTTGACACCCGTTGCCGCAGTTGAGTCGGCAGTCAACACATAGGTGTCAGTGCCCACACCCAACCGCACGTTGTCTGTGCCGTTGTTGACGATCAAGTCGCCTTTGGTGGTCGTGGGGGCCAGCGCATCGAACGCTGCCGTTTGAGTAGTTTGCCCAGTGCCGCCGTTGGCGATTGCCACCACGCCAGTCACGTTGGCAGCGGTGCCCGTCGTGTTCTGGTTGAGCGTGGGCACATCCGCAGCCACGATGGCGCGGAACGTGGGAACGCCAGCCAACCCATCGGGCGCGGCCAAGAAAAAGTTGGCGCTCTTGCTGGCGTATGGGTTCTGGGTGTCACCGTAACCGCTGGCAAGGCTGATTGCAGGTGTCGTGCCACCACTCGACACCACGGGCGACGTGCCCGTGACGCTGGTGACCGTACCGTCACCAGTACCCGCGCCGATGGCGGTACGAAATGCCGAGGCCGTCAAGGCCGAGATCGTGTTGTCTGCGTTGAACCGGGGGAACGTGATCGCACTCGGGTTGGTGAGCGTGAACATGTTGCTGCCGATGGTGGTAGCGCCCAGCGACGTGCGGCCGGTGGAGGCCACAAGGTTGGTCGAGCCACCGTCCCATTGCAGCCGTTCGCTGTACGCAGTGTCCCAGTTGGTCTGCGAGGCAGTCGTCGGAATCGAATACCCAGACTGAAGTGAGACAGCCAACGTGCCCGAAGTTGTAATCGGTGAACCGCTGACAGTCAGCCCCGTAGGCACGGTCATGGCAACCGAGGTGACGGTGCCCAACGGATTCGCTGACCACTGGAATGCAGAGCCAGACCACTCCAAGAAAGTGTTGGAAACCGTGGGTGCGGCGATGAAAGCCGTGGTGCCCGAGCCGGTGTTGTAGACGATGCGATTTGCCGCGCCGCCTGCGACGTTGGTGGTCGTGGTGGCAGACCCGACAGCCAACGTGGACTGCGCAGCGTTTTCCCACCGTTGCTGCGCCGAGTCGTAGACGATCACATCGCCGTTTGTCAGCGTTGTGAACTCGACGTTGCCGTCCGTGCCGCCAAGCACCGAGCCATACGTCGGACGGACAAACAAGATACCGTTGCTGCTGCCGACATGGACAACCGCAGCCATGACAGCGATCGCGTTGGGAGTCGTCGGTTTAGTCTTGGTCAGGCCACCTGTCACCGACGGGTTGTAGTAGAGCACTTGACCCTGAACCCAGCTTTCAGCCCCGCCAGTAGTGTCAATCTGTTTGACCTCACCAAAATTTACAACGGTGATCCAGTCGTTCGTGATCCCCGTGTCCATTGCCACACCAAGGATGTAGTTCGACTGATCGGCTAACAGACCGGTAGCTGGCGCAGCGGTTAGACCGCCGCTTGCACCCAGCGTCCCGGTGAACATCATCACTTGACCTTTTGTGGTCGAAGCGGTCAGTTTGACCCGGTAGTACAACTCCTCGCCGACATGCTGAACCACTGAGCCGTTCATCTGGAACGCCAGCGTTTGGTACATGTCTGCGTTGTTGTAGTACAGCTTGCCTGTGGCATCCGTGACAGTAGCTGCGGTGTCGAACTGCACAAAATCAGGGCTTGAGATGCCGCCGGTAACACCCGTCATTGACGTGATGTCGCTGTTGGCACCCTTGAGGGCAAACGGTGCACCTGCTTCCGTGGTGGCACCGGTACCACCGTTAGCCACACCGAGTGTGCCACCCAAAGAGATCGTGCCGCTGGTTGTGATCGGACCACCGCTGGTGGTTAGACCAGTCGTGCCGCCCGATACATCAACTGAGGTTACCGTGCCCGTGCCACCACCACCGCCACCTCCACCAGAGTCTGGCTGGGGCGGTGGACCGACTTGCAGATCATCGAGGGATGTCTGGTTGCCGCCGCTACCGGCAAGGTTGAACAGGTTCAGAAAAAACCTGTACCACTCACGCGATACCATCCCCGTGCGTGGATCAATGATCTCGACACGGTTGGACGGTATGTTGGTGATATTTGGTTCGTTAGGCATTGGTCGGCGACACGATCAGTTCGGCGTCCATGATAGCGAGTTTGACTGGATCGGTACCGGAAATCTCATACACCCGGTCGCGCAGCTTGAGCGTCATGCCCAGTCGTCGCCAGATCACCCGACGGTAGTATTCACCGATCTTGCCCACCGAGGTCCAGTGTTCGTTGGACCATGTGTGACCCCCATCATCTGACCAGCGCAGCATCATTTGCGGATCGCTACCCTGACCCGTGTTGATACCCATACCCGCCTCACAGTCGATTTGCAAACTGTGCTGCGCAGTTCGTTTCAAGTTGTTTGTGTTCGGGGGTAACGCTCTCCACGAGCGCAGCCACTTTTGAATCTGGCCGTTGTCCGAATACTCGTTCAGGTCGAACGCATAGATGTTGCCGTTTTCAAAGTCACCGACGACGATCTGGTCATCGTAGACAGCTTGACAGTTGGACCGATGGCGAACGAAGTTTCCGTTTTCCCAGCCAGCCCGTTCGTGCCAAGATTGCGTTGCCACGTCGTAGACCCAAGTGGTTTGCGCACTGGGGAAAATCAGCACGTAGAAGGCGTGACCATCTTGCTGGTACGTGTAGCCAATCGCATCCGACAAGTTGCCGTATTCTTGGATTTGCCACTCAACAGCATGGGTGGAGATGCGCTGACCGGTGTACCCGTTGGCACGGTACACAATGCCTCGACCCCGGGCGTCAGACCCCAGCCAGAAGATGCCGTTATCCAGCTTGGCAACCGAGTAAGGGGCTGCACAGCCGATCTCGTTGAACGCACCTTGGATACGTTGCAGCGGGAAGTCGGGCAGTCCAGCGTTGTACCAAACCTCGATGGAGTTGGTACCGAAAAGCCATGCCTCGCGGTGGTCTACGATGATCGACACCAGACCGTCCGGGTTGCCCTCGGCGGTTGCAAAGTCAAGCGGATCAACCGACAGACCATCGAGCAACGATGTCACCCACACTCGACCACTGTTTGGTTCGTTGAAGACAAAGTAACCGTCCAGAAAACCCACCGTCACAGCGCCGGGGAAGTCCGGGTCAGTGATTTGGGCAAACACTTCGGTGGTGGCGTTGTAGATGAACCCATCTGGGTTGCAAGCAATAAAAATCTGGGTGCCGTTGTCCGACATGGACACGGGGCCGCTGCCAGTGACAGTACCCAAGGGTTTGACGCGCCAGCGGGTCGTATTACCGATGACGTTGAGTCGGTAGAAAGTGTCGCCGGAGACTGCGTACAGATACTCTTTAAGCACCCACAACCCACGGATTGGTCCGTTGCCAGCAGCAACCAGTCGTTTCAAGCCCGGGCAACGCGACAAAAATGCTGCGGTTTTACCACCTTCAGGCACGAGTTCTGGGTACATGTTGACCATGCGGTTATCCGCAGCGTTGACGCTGCGGGCCACATAGCTGCTACCAAGAATCGGGGTCTTCATTAGAAGTTTCCTGCGTAGATGTTGAACCGCTGCTTGTTCGCCACGATGCCATAAGGCAGGCTCATGATGTCGTTCGGATTGTTGATGCGCTTGAGGTTGCGCTTGCTCGTCATGGCAATACGCTGAACCTGTGGCGAAGGCTCAACACCGAACTCGGGCGCGATTTCCATCGCCAAGTTATACGTGAAAGCCCGCATGTAACCCGGTGGAAAATGAAGTTCTGTGGTCAGTGCAGCGGGTTTTGTCAGTTCCTCAACCGAGATGAAATGCCACTCCAAAACCTGTGTAGGTTTGGGGTAGATGAACATCTCAACGTCAGGATATGTCTCGTTGACGAAGATGACCTGCGGGAAGGTAGACGTTGCGGTTTTTACCGCAATCCCGTTGTACTGATCTTGGTTGATGAACTTGATGCCGTACGACACGCCGCTGGGGGCCTTGTAGTAGGTTGCATCGTCCAGCAGTACAGGGCGGTTGCCCACAAAGTCACCAGTGGGGCCAAGGGTGCGGCGAATCTCACCTGCGGGCCAACTGAAAACTTGGTCTTGAGTGGCAAAGACAGACAACCGCTCGGTGTTCCACGAGTCGATCATCTGGTTCATTGCCAGAAGGGCGTCTTGACTGGTCGCCGCTGACGGAGTTTCACCCTCGGCAAGCACCCCAATTAGGCGCAATGCCCGGTTAATTTGATCGCCAGCGGTCGTTGCCATGTCAGTTTCCTTCGGATTCGTCGCTTGCCGAAGTCAGGAAAGAAGGGACTTCGTTGGGCTGTTCGATGGGTTGTTCGGTCACTTTGCGGGACAGCTTGTTGCGAACAGGCTTGTCTGCTTTTGGTGCCACCTCGACGGGCGTATCAGGATTGTAGCGTGTCCAGCCCTCTTTTTCATCCTGTTCGATTTCCAGTTCGTTGATGGCAACCTTGGCACCGTGAATGGGGTGTACGAGTACGACGTTCATTGAAATCTCCATGTGAAAACGGGGCCGAAGCCCCGTTTTACTTCTTGCTCAAGAGTTAGGCAATCTTGTAGACCGTCCAAGATGCGTCACCGGTCTTACGGAACCGGAAAGCAGCACTGGAAGTGATGGCAACAGCGACAGCAGCATTGCCACCGTCAGTGACGCCAGTGCCCATCGCCAGCGTGACAGCGCCCGAAGACGTGCCAGTATTGACGATGTTCAGATCGAACGTGTTACCAACAGTCGCGTTGGGAACAGCAGCGTCGATCAAAGCAGCAGTCGGCAGTGTGTAAGTTGCAGCCGATGTCGATGGGTTGGCAACCAGCATGCCGCCAGTGATCTGGGCAGCAGTCAGAGTAGCCGTGGAAGTAGCGGTTTGAGGAGCGGCAAAAGCGCCCATGAGAGCTTCAGAGCGATTGCCTGCGCCGACTTGATAACCGCCTGCGCCGTTAGGGAGAGCCATGATGATTTCCTTTCAAAAAGATGTTCGGAACACCCCCGGTTTCCCGGGGGTATTTAGGGTTAACCCCAGATGCGGCAACCCATTTGCGGACGAATCGTGTTGTAGCCGTACAGAACGTCAACACGGCAAGGCATGCGGTCGTTGTTGATGTCGTACTGGCGAACCACACGCAGGCTGATACCGTTGTGAACGGCACGAGCAGCCATGTCCACACCTTGAGGCAGGAGCAAGTCAGCAGTGGCGAACGCAATAGCGTCACGGTGGTACACGAGGTTTTGAGCGTAGGTGCCAGAAGCAGCGCCCACGAAAGTCACAGCCTTGCTGTTACCGGGCAGGCTCACGACAGTTGCCAGAGCGTTGCTGCCGGAGTACATCGGAGCCACAGTGATGCTGCCTTCGCCGCTGGAACCCAGAGTCACGTCAGCAAGAGCGACGAACTGGAACAGCGAACCGGTGGATTCGCGGGTCTGGGGGTTGGCAGCAAAGCAATCAGCCACGGTGAACACGTCGCCAGCCTTGATGGTGGCAGCGTTGCCAGCGCCAGTGATAGCGATGGTGGTTGCACCTTCAGCGGTCACAGCAGCGGAGGTGGTGCCGCCAGTAGCGGTACGCGAACCCACGGTGAAGGACTTGATCGACTGGCTCATGTTCACTTCTTCGTAACCAAGCACGTTCTCACCCATCATGCCGTTCTTGAACTGGCGGGAGATTACATCGGTCGGGTTGAAGAAGCCGGACAGACCGTTGACCAGCGCAGCGTTGGCAGCGGGGTTCACGGTAGCGTAGCGCGGCGACATGGTGGCTGCGTTTTCGTTCAGCTTCTGCTGGGCTTGCAGCAGAACCAGAGCGGTGGCGGGAGCCGAGCCGGGAGTGCCGACAGAGTTGCCGATCAGCTTGAATGCGTTGGCAACGTCAGCGTCCACGGTGGAGGCCAACTGGCTGATACGAGGCTTCAGAACACGCTCTGCGAAGTCGTCCAACTGCATGGTCAGTTCGGCAGAGGTGAAGTTGATGCCCACGTGCTTCTGCGATGCCACGGTCAGGGTGGTGTACTGTTCGTTGTCGTCCTGAGCTTGCAGGGCGGCACCGTCAGTCACCAGAG